TACTCCACGGCGAGCACATCCTTATCAGGGTAAGCTCGCCGTGGCCGCGCTATTTCACCCCAGTGAACACTTCCTTAAAGGGTAAGTTCACTGGGGTACCTCAGGCATGTCCCAGCTTAAAAGCTGGGAACGTCAAAAGACACCTGGGCGCTTAGGTCACATTCTCTCTTGTGGTGACCCCCCATCTATCGGGGGATTATTTGGGGCAGGGGTTACCCTCCCTTCAGCCTAGGGGAGTATCCTAGGCCTACTACCTGAGACTATTGTCTGGGTGCCACCAAGCCTAAAACTTGGAGCCCCCTTGACACTAGCCACGGCACTGCCTATCCCAGACCCGGCCGATCCTATTCCTTGGAACAGATTTGCCAGGTGGTCCATCATGGACTCAGACCCTGTCAGCAGGCTGGACCAAAATCCCGGCTTTTCAGCCGCCTTTTCGGTAACAGCTCTAACCTCTGGTACAGACACACCTCCTGTTTTAGTCAGATCATTATGTATGATCGACGTCAGAGCACTGCTCTGAACAGGAGATATAAACGGAGGCTTGATTGCTGAGCTTGACAAAGCCGTCCCTAATGGGTAGGTGCAGTAGTCCATACGCTTGACTACCACTGTTAGAGTTTGATTGGCTTGGGGTGATGGGATATAAAAAGCCATGTCCGTCATAGGACGGGCCTGTGCTATGCTTATGTAATCCTTCGCTACCAGAATGGACGCTGGGATATTATTGAAAGAAGTCCCATTCTGGAAGTTATAGAATTGGTCATAATTTGCCTGCACATTCGGGACCATGAAGAAGGTCTTCTCATGAAGACTTGAGAAAGGATAGATCTTTGTCAAGTCATTCGTGGTTATTGTGTTAACCAGGTCCGTGCAGTCGGCTGCTGGCCACCAGATGTACCCATCCACTCCAGTGGCTGTCCAGTCAGTGGGATATTGTAACCACTGGTACACAGGAGTATAATACAGGTTACCTCCCATGTTCATCATTGACGTCGTGTTAAGGAATTGTATGCCATAGCGTCCAGGTTTTATTTGGGTGGGTAGTGATCCTAAGTTAAGACCATTACCAAGCTGGCTCGAATAATCTAAAGTCCAGGGCATGGGATCACTTGGGGCTCCTGTGGCATAGGAAGTCATCATGACAGACAACGAGTGCGGTAACCATTTCATAAATAAAATGTTGTCGTTACCAGTGGTGATATTCCAGTTAAAGGATATGGTGGAATGTATTGGGGTTAACCTTCCCAAATTAGCTGGTGCTGGTAGCACACAGCAATTTATGAAGGGGTTGTAGAGGTTAGTTGCAACGCAGCATACATGAGGTGCTGCCATTCGCCCAGACTTTGGATTCCTAGTACGTTTCCTAGCTTTCCTGGTTCTCTGAGGTGGGGCAACTCTAACCTTCTCAACCACACGTACACTCACACCACTCTTTCCTACCGAATTCTTCTTTTTCTTTTGTTTCCTTTTATCAGGCATATGAAATGTTTAAATTTCTCCTCAAGTTCAAGACCTGAATTCTTCAGGAACCACAACACTTACATCAATAGCCACACTCCACTCCTTACACAGCCTCCAGAGGTCTTTGACGACTCTCGGTACCTTGTATGAGGAGCAGATTTTCTTTATTAGGAAATAGCCTGAGAGGGCTTGGGAAATCCCAAGGAGTCTCTCTCTAAACTTATCCTGGGCGTCAGGTAATGACCAGAAGCCCTGAGGGAGACATGTTAGTGAAACTATGACCCTGTTCGGATGGCAAGGTATTTTAACATACCCACTTGGAGTGTAATATTCTACCTGCCCTAAATAGGGCGGCAAAACTCCTGGTGGGTAGTAGTCTTTGTCAGAAGGAACATCCATCTTGGCCTCTATGTTGTACAACTCTAGAAGCAATAGTGGGTAATCTTTCTTGACTATAAACAGGTCATCCAATAGGGTGAAGGAATCAACTCCATCGTCTCCGGTCATGGAGGCATCAAACCTCTCAGACCCATTGAGGTATTGAGGTATGGTTATGGGAAAAAGCATAGAATATATGGTACTATTAAAGAACATATGTACTAAGGTATTTTGGAATGAGGTCAGATACTGACCTGATGGGTTCATACCCATGCATTGGAAAACACATGAGTCTAAAGTAAATAATGTAGGGGAAGTGACCGAGTCCAGGATATATCTCATGACAGGCAAAGGAACACTGCACATTTCCATAAAGTTCTTCAGAATCAAAAACGTAATGTCCGATGTCTGGCACCTGTCGAATCCAGTGAAGTCAATTGGAAGGCCAAACTTATCACGAAGTCTAGCGACTTTCTCCTGGTATTGATCAGTGGTCGTTATCAGAAACATCTTAGGAAGATGAATCTCGTAGTACTCAACGTACTGCTTGAGATATTTAACACATAATAAAAATGTGAAAACATTGGAACACTGTATAGTTCTAAGACGTCCTGAATTCAGTTTGTTTTCTTTGTACCTATCCTTTTTAGAAAAGACTTGGTTGGGGTCAGCTATTTGAACACCTTGATTGATATTAGCTTCGAAACATTCAAAAGCGTCTTCAATACGCTGCTGCGCGTCATCTCCGATTTGATCATAAATAGCCTGCATATCCTTAGCCCACCCTCGAAAAGGGAGACCAGGGGATTTGCTTAACTTCTTATAAAAATTTGGAGTGAGAAGACTCTTATTATGAATGGGCCGTACCTTCACACCAGGGGCATGACTCTCCAAGAAAGACCTAAACTGACTCATATATGAGTACACTTCTTTGGTGGATAGGTTTGACTTACCGACTTTAATATTTCCTAATTCAAATTTAAC